CCCGGATGACGAAACCGCCGCCGAAATGGGTAAACTACATATTAAGCTTTTAGCTGATCTGTAGTAAAGATACGGTTGTGTGCTGCTATGCTGTAGTTCCTTCGCTTCGCCGCTTTGTTTACACGAACACGAATTACACGAACACGAATACGAACCTCAGTGCCCACATTTGAAATTAATACCGGCAGCGCAGACCCTGGCAACGGTTCCAAAAAAGTACAAATAAAAAAAGGGCGTTGGTACCGAAAGGGAAAACGACCTAATAAAACAAAGGCTAAAATGAAACGGGTAGGAAACCTTTACGAACAGATTTACAGTATAGAAAATTTGCAATTAGCGGATAGCATAGCACGTAAAGGAAAATTAAAATCGCACGGCGTAAAGCTTCATGACAAAAACGCGGAAGCTAATTTACTGGCCTTGCAGGATATGCTAAAAAACAAAACCTATCAAACATCCGCCTACAGGACATTCATTATATATGAGCCAAAAATAAGGGAAATATCGGCGCTTGATTACTTTCCGCACCGTATCGCCCATCATGCCATAATGCTTCAACTGGAGGCCGTATTAATGGCCACGTTTACAGCAAACTCGTACAGCTGCATTAAAGGGCGCGGCATACATGGCGCTGCAAGGGCTGTTAAAAAAGCGTTAAAGGATGTGCCAAATACGACATACTGCCTTAAATTGGATATACGTAAATTTTATCCATCAATTGACCACGACATTTTAAAAAAGCTTATCCGCCGCAAAATAAAGGATACAGATTTACTTTGGCTGCTTGACGGCATTATAGACAGCGCGCCAGGTATACCAATAGGGAATTATTTAAGCCAATATTTTGCAAACCTTTACCTGACAGGTTTTGACCACTGGATAAAGGAAACAAAGCGGGTAAAGCATTATTTCAGGTATGCTGATGATATAGTTATACTGGCTTGCGATAAGCCTTCACTGCATCAATTATTAAGCGACATACGCAATTATTTAACAACAGAACTAAACCTAATCTTAAAACAGAATTACCAGGTATTTCCGGTAGCATCGCGCGGTATTGATTTCGTTGGATATGTGTTTTATCATACACATACACGGCTACGCAAAAGCATTAAGCAAAACTATGCAAGGGAGGTTGCAGGGCGAAATAAGCCCGAAGCCGTTGCCGGTTTTAAAGGATGGGCAGACCATTGCGACAGCAGGCACCTGGTGAAGAAATTACACCAATATGAACAATTTTAAAGACTTCAACATCACAAGAGAAACAAAGGGATATATAGGAAATAAGATTAAAATAGATAGGGTACTAAACATTGAAATTACAGTACATGCCTGCAAAATTGAAGACAGTACAAAAGAGATCGGGCAAAAGCGATTGGATATGCAGATCAGTATAGGCGACGCCATGCACGTGATCTTTACTTCGGGAAAGGCACTTATTGAAGTGATCCGCGATAACCCACAAATAAAGTATCCATTTAAAACAACGATAATAAAAGAAAACGATTGGTTAAAATTTACATAGATAATAGACTATTTGATTAATGAAAGTATTAGGCGTAAAGCAAACCCAGCAAAAAACATACAATATTTTACCGCTTGATGGTATCTGGCTAAAAACTATGGGCAAGCTGCCAAAGGGTTTCCATGGCATTGTTTGGGGCAGGCCGGGCAATGGCAAAACAGAATTCTGCGTAAAGCTGGCCAAGGAGTTAACAAAATACAGCGAAGTGCTTTGGCTAAGCTACGAGCAGGGGCACGGGTACGATCTGCAAAGCGCCATTAATCGCAATAAAATGGAAGAGGTGAGCGGCCGGTTCTTTATCAGCGACCCAAACGAAAACCTTGCACCAGGCATAACTTATTTACAAGACCTCGACAATTACCTGAGTAAACGCGGAAGCCCCGACACTGTTTTTATAGACAGCCTTGACTATACCCGTTTTAACGAGGATGCTTATAAATACCTAAAAAAACGCTTTAAAACCAAAAGCTTTATTTGGATAGCACACGGCAAGGGCCGCGTGCTAAAAAGCGAAATAGGCGATAAGATTTTGTTTGATTGCGGCTTCGGCATTTTTGTCTCCAAGTTTATAGCATGGCCGGAAAAAAGCCGTTTCGGCGGCGATATGCCGATGGTAATTTATGAAGATAGGGCGCGGGTATTGTGCCCGGAGTTTTTTGATAAAAAGGAGAAAAAAGAAAAATCGGCGCAAAAAAATGCCAAAATACTCGAAATAGTGCCACAGGATGCAGCTAAGGCCGAAAATGGGTCGGGTACGTTGCACTTACCCCCCTCCATTGCTGGGGGGTAAGTGCATGTTTTAAAGCAGTATTTACACAAAAAACAGCGTTTAAAGTGGTTTAAAGGAAGAAAGCCACGGGAATTTATTGAATTTCTGCCGCGAGAAAAAACAAGAATTATGGAAGATCAAGAAAAAAAAGGCTCAAACGAATTAAAGCGTTGGACATTTAAATTGCCAAAAGGGCAAATCTGCATGGAGAAAAATTGCAATGAATTGGCTGCTTTTGATTATAACGGGATGGGATATTTCGTTTGCCCCCGACACGACGAAAAACTAAACAATGAATTTGATGAAGAATATAGATAACTAACCCATGAAAAAATTTATACTCACCAGCCCCAAATTTACCGGCGAAGTAATGTTTGGGTACGACCACAACGGCGATCTGATTTACTATAATAACGAGATAAACGACGAGGTTGTAGTAAAATGGATGAAGCGTTTTATACCTATTGATATTAACGAACTGCAAAGCTTTAAAACTAAAGTGCAGGCGACAGTTACCGAAGTACCCGAAGATTTAACTTTTGACAGATTTTGGAATGCATACGATAAAAAGATCAACCGCAAACGTGCGGAACCCATATTTAAAAAGCTTACTGACGGCGAAAAAATGCAAGCCATTGTGCGTATTAAAGCCTACCAGGAATATTGCCACTACAAACACAGGGCGATTGCCGACCCGGAAAAATACCTGCGGGAACTTTTTGAAACTGATTGGGGGAAGATGAAGTAATGGTATCAATATTATACGTAAGAGAAGATAGTATCTATAAATCCCTTGATGTTGATTGCTGGGATTTTAATAGAGATGCAAGGACGTGGCCAGGGGGCAATGTAGTTGTTGCGCATCCTCCTTGCAGGGCATGGGGAAAAATGGCGCAGTTTTCAAAACCTCGTAAAGATGAAAAAGACCTGGCTATACATGCAGTTAATTCTATAAGAACATGGGGGGGGTATTAGAACATCCTTACGGGTCGCTGTTGTGGGCTGAAATGGATTTGCCGATGCCGGGAAGCATTGATGAGTTTGGCGGGTTTACATTGCTTGTAAATCAAAGCTGGTTTGGGCATAAAGCACAAAAGCGCACTCTTCTATATATAGTTGGAGGTAGCTATAAAAATTTACCACCTATTCCAATTTCATTCGATGCTATACAATATGTAATTAGGCCGTCCAGGAATGGTAAAGGCGCTAATATAGTAACGAAAAAAGAGAGGGAAGCCACCCCAGTTGATTTTGCAAAGTGGCTAATAAATGTTGCAAAAAGCTGTAAAAAAAATGAACCAAAAACAAATATCCCTCTGCCGCTGGCTGATCAGTAAAGCCGGATTGGAAAATCAAAAGAATGATTTGGCCTGGAGTTTCAGCAGCCAGCGTACCGAACACCTGAGCGAACTTACTTACCCCGAAACGCAGGGCCTGGTTAAATACCTGCGCGCCTATACCGGCATACCCGAAGATAACAGCGCGGATAAGCAGCGCCGCAAAATATTAAGCATGGCGCATGAGATGCACTGGGAAAGGCCCGGCAGCACCCGCATTGATATGGAAAGGGTTGATAATTGGTGTATCCGCTATTCGGGCATAAATAAGCCGTTGGACGCGTTTGCGCTTTTGGAGTTGCCAGCGTTGGTTACACAGTTTAAAATGGTTTATATGGATTTTTTAAAGGGTATTTAAAGCCTTTGGCGGTGATTGGGTATTAGTTAATTGGATATTAGGGGAAAAAGAAAATCGGCGAAGTTTTATTTTATGAATAATTCTCTAACTTCGTATAAAATTAAACCTTATGAAAAAATTGCTCCTCATAGTGCTCATATTATCCGGTATTCGTGCCGTTAAGGCCCAGGTTACTTTGTTTCCCGAAAACGGCGCCGGGGTGGTTGAATACCAAAACGTGGTTGAACTAAACGGCACAAAAGATCGACTGTATAATTCGGCAAAACAGTGGATAGCGAAAACGTTTGCTAATCCGGCCGATGTGCTTAAAATGGATGATTTTGAAACAGGCATTATTAAGCTTACCTATAATTCGCAATTTATTGAAGGTTATTCAATAACTCAATCGATGGAAATCGAAATAAAGGACAATAAATACAGATACACAGTGAATAATATTTATTTGCCCGTTCCGGCAAATATTCAGGATAATATGACAGCCGAGGGCATAAACCGACGGATCAGAGAAAAGACCGACAAGGGTAAAAAGCCTTTAAAGTTTCTTACCGATTGCGTAGTATCAGGTGATATTATAGTAAAAACAATGATAGCCTCGCTTAACAACGGCATGAAAACATCGGATACCTTTTAGCTAACTTTGTAGCAAATCCCGCCTTGCAAAATACAGGGCTCCTAAAGTATATTTGTACACATGCGGGGGCAGCAAGCGATCATCAAAATATTTCCTTCACAAATAAAACCTAAAACCGAGCAAAAGGGGCACAGAAACGTGCACATGAGCCGCAGGGATGACGCTTTGGCTGTGCGGTTTTATTACTACTACCAAATAGTACGCAAACAATACGAAGATACCCTGCTGGCGCTTGAGGTGGAGTTTTTTATTACGCCTGATGTGATTGTGCAGCGCCTGAGCGCCCGCACCGAATACATGAAGGAACTCACCCGATCCGAACCAAAAATAACCGACCTTAAAAAGATGCTGCCTTTTTACAGCTGGAATTAATTTATATTTGATGTATGAAAAGCGAAGTAGAAATCAGACAGGCAATATCGGGATTGGAGTTAATGAAAAAAGAGGCCGAACTTGAGGGAAAAGACACCTCTGAATATCACTCCATTATCAATGCACTCCATTGGGTTTTAGGCGAATCAAGTGATTTATTTAATTAGTTGTGAATGACATTAATTACCGCTGCCCCGAATGCGGCGGTAAACTTGAAGTTGTAGAAATAGAACCCGGATTAGAGTTAAGGCAATGCTATGGCTGCACAGCCATTTACCAATTAGATGATAAAACGTTATTAGCCTTTGCATTTTACCCCAGCGCCGAAACGTCATCGGCATAAGTTTCAAAGGGCATAACCACAACCGTAAGTTTATCGTGTCTCACCTGGTTTCGCATGCTCTTTCGGCTCATCTGTTCAATATCGCCGTCCCAGTAGCTTTGGAATTTTTTATAAACGCCTTTTACAACGTTCCAATAGTCTAAGGCTGCTGTCGTTGTGTCCACGTCAAACAGGTTACTGGTTTTATCCTGGTAGGGGTTAAAGCCCAGGCGCAGGGTAACTAAAATCCTTACCCGCTGTGTGCCATCGGTTAAATCCTCGCATTCAACAAATTCAATCCTGATTAAGGCAGCCGGGAACGTCACTGGCGGCGGACTAATCTCGAACTGGTTAAAGTCCTGGTCAATATAATTCAGGCCGTCAACCTCCATTAACATGCCTTTAAATTTTAAATATAACGCTGTCATTTTGTATTTATTAAAGTTTTAATTCGTCTCATTATCCTGGTGTTAAGTTCGGCAGCATGGCCCATGTACTGGCGGCGCGGCATAGTGTAATTCATGTGCCTGTCGTGCGCCTTCACATCTTGTGTGCTCACCGCCTTTCCGCGCTTACCCTTTTTACTGTATTTATAGGTATTGCGCTTAAATGACCGTATATGGGCCGTAGTATTTACGGTCAGGCCCTCATTGTGTATTCGGGCGTATGGCACCATCTGGCTGCCTGCGCTAATCACTACCCGGCTGCTGCTTACTTCGCTGGGCCGTATGCTGGCAAACAGAAAGCCGTTCAAATACATTATTTTATCTGGGTTGCGCTTTTTGTGCTTTTGGTAATCTTCGCTAAGTGGCTCAAAAGGCAGCCCGTTAACGTCAATGCCTTGCAGTATATTCTCCTTATAATATTCAGTTGCCGTTTCGGCTACGATCTGCGGCACATGGTCGCTTATCTTACCGGTAAGGCTGGTAAAAAATGCTTCTATTTTCGCTTTGTTATCGGCAGCTGCCATAGGCCTATTTGTTTAAAATTAAAAGCCCTGCCCTGTAGGTATTTATTTCTGCCGCCGTTTCCTTTAGCTTAAACCAATCACTTATTTGCAGGCTACTGCCCTCTCCAATTTCAGCCACAGCCACCAGCGTAGCGCCCTGGTAATATTTGATGTACACCAGCTGATTGAGATTGTCGCCGTTTATCCAAACTTCGTCAGGGTTGGCAAGCGTTTCCTTAAGCGCGGGCAGTAATGGGGTATTTTCTTTATTAAGGTCAACATCAGCGCCGGTAAACGGCCGGTTATTGTAATCCTTTAAAATGGTGCTGTCTTTAAAAAAGCCCTGCGGCGTTCCTGTAAATTCGGGCAGCGCTTCAGTTGCCACTTTTTTGGCATTGCTGTAGCTTTGCAGGTTATAATCCTCCGCGCCCAGGTTGCTGAGCGCTTTGTTAGCTTTGCCGGGGAACTTGTTTGAATACTGCTGATCGGCCGTAAACACTTCGCCGGTTTTGGAACGGTTAACACCCCATCCCTGCGCCTGGTCGGCTTTAAATCCGGCAGTCTCAAAATAAGCGTCGGCCCGGTCGCGCATAGCCTTCAGGTCGATGTCTTTAACTTCGGCCTTTGTGCGAGGTACAACCCAGCAGCGGCAGTTCCATCCGTTCGGGGGATAAATCTTGTCCCAGCGGGGATCATTCGCCGGTAAAATCAACCCATTAAGCGCAGCGTGAGCCGGGCGTACTTTGTCATCGCCAACCGTGCGGTATTCCCAGTAGGGAAATGTCTGCATTTGTTTAATCAGGCGGTTATAAGTTGCACTGGCCTCGCCGGTCAGGTAAGCGGTATTGTATTCCGTTTGCAGGTAAGTTTTATTAAAAATATCCGTTACTTGACTGGCCTTTTCGTAAAAATCGGCAAAGCTGGTACTTTCCCTGAAAAGCTTGTTTAGCTGCTGCGCTTCGGCCAAAGTCTTCACCCCGGCGAATCGGAAAAGGTTTAATTCAAAAGCCGTCAGCAGGGCCGGATCATTTACCCCGTATTCAAAGCCAATGTCGGCCAGCTGAATCATGGGTTTGCTGTTCCATCCGCCGTTAAGCCCGTCAAGCAGCGTTTGTGCGGTAAAGGCAAAAACCGTAGGATCAAACTCCACGTTTCCTTTTGCGTTCCACACAGCGCGAATAAGGGCGTCGTTCGGGCTTTTATCGGCAAGCTGGATAAACCTGTCATAAATCGGTTGGTGGGTGCCACAGCAGGCCGTCATCGTCGCCCCGGTCGGCTTCGTCGCCGGGGCCGCTAAAAAAAAACTTAAAGCGTCCCGTAGTTTAGCGAGCTTCTTTTTTGCCGGGGGCGGCTGCTGATCCGGCGGCGCGCCGACAGGGGGATGTTTGCCTTTATTGCCCGGCTTAGCAGGGGGGGTAGGTGCAGTTCCTTCGCCGGGTTGTGGCATGCCTTCGGCCTGATTTTGTGCCTTTACAGCCAATAGGGCCGCTTTTTGGGTTTCGTAATCGTCGGGTTTTGGCACATTGTACTCTTCGTAAAAAAAATCGTCTGAAATTGGAATATCCAAATCCTGTAACATCGACTTATGAATAGGAAAAGCTTTGTCTTTAGGCAACTGTTTTTTGTTGCTGCGGATGATAAATTTACCGCCTTTGGTGTCAATACCGGCCGCCTGCATTATTTTAATAAAGCGGCTGTTTAATACCTTGCGTATTTTATTGATCTGCGATTGCTTGCGGTCGTCCTCTACATCGGCGTGTGTTTCGCTTTGAGCATAACCGCTGCTATCGCTGCTGTCGGTGCTTTCTGTAGCGCCCAATATCGCTTTGCTTATTTCGGCGTTTAAGGCTTCCTTAAGTTTATCCTGCATCGCCCCGTCTGCATTGGCGCGGCTTTCCAGTAATTCAATTTTTGATCCGCTGGGATGCGTAATACTTCCACCAGGCCCCAGGCCCTCCAATGATTTTAAAAACTTGATCCGCTGGCCCTCGTCAAATCCATCCCACTCGGCGCTAACTATCGGCTGTCCATAGGTTTGCACAAACGCAGCCCAGTCGCTAAAATCGCCATCCTTTAAAATAGCATATTGCGCCACGCTTAATAACCTGCCTAAGTTTTTTGGGTTTCCAAACTCTAAAATAGTATCGGCGTAAATACCCTGCCTTATGTTAATACCGTCGTCGCCGGTTTGTTCATACGTAATAATTCCGGTAAGTGGCCGCATGTGTTTACGGTCGCACTGGTGGGCCGTCATCGCGGTATTGCCTTCAAAGTCTTTGTAAAAGTCGCATTCAATCATGCTGTATCCCCAATCCTCTTCTTTGGCTAATTCTGTAACCAGGTCATCAAAGCCGAGGCTGTCAATTATATTGGCAACCGCTTCAACGTCCTGTCCGTTCTTATCAACAAATGCCCAGTTAGCGTTAGTGGCCGCGTCGTATAGTTTGCCAGTTACGGCAATTACGTGGCCGTCCAGCATAACGTCGGCATACAGGTCGTACAAGGCAACCCGGCGTGGTATATACCCTTCGGCGGCGCGGGTAGCAAAGCGATATTTTTTTATATCCTGTGGCTGCCTGTTTACCGGCCTTACTGTGATCTGCTGGATAACCATTGGCTGCGGGATGCCTTCGGGCGTTTTATCCGCGTATTGTTCGCCGAAACCTTTTACTGTAAATTGATTGTTGCTCATTTGGTGAATAGTGAGTAGTGAATGATGGGTGGCTAATAAATCCAGTCGTTGGGGTTATTCGTTTGCCACGGGTAGCCAAAGCCGCAGTTATCCCGGTAGGTATCCCGCTTACGCTGTGCGCTTCCGGCGTGGAAGCTGGTTGACGGATCGTCGGAACTGCCATCGGGAGCGGTTGCCAGTAGCCAGCCAATTGGGGGCGTTGCTGATTTTTGTACATTTTTAAGCCCGTCAATGGCGTTGTTTCGGCGCAATTCAACGTCTTCATAGTCGAGGCCGGGATTAGCCAGGCCAATAAACTGCCAAAGGGCTATGTCTTTTAACCAGCGCAGCAAAATCGGGTCGCGGTCATCCTCGGTTTTACCGAATAGGTCGGCAGTATTGAAGCGGCCCAGGTACAATACAGCTTCGGCAATTGCCTCCTTAATAGCTGTCGGTAAAAGGGTAATATCGCCACGGCTGATGGCGTTCAGTTTTTCCGCATAGGCGCGGCTGGTAAAATCGTCGGGTGTTAAAAATGGCATATCTTTTATCTCCTTGTGCTACGTGTTTGTGCTTGTTGAACCGATACCTTGCTGGTGTCGTTAATGGTTTTGCTGTTGATCGTCCAGATAGCGCCTTCAACCGCATCGGGGCCGTCATCATGGGCGCGGCTCTTCGGCCCGAAAGCTTTAAACTGGGCGCGCATGTTTCGCATGTGCAGCGTGTCTTTATCGTCGATGTTAAACCAAAGCTGCCCGTTTCGGTTCAATGGCTCCAGCAGGCTTTCTATACGCTGGTATTTATCAGGCTTATCGCGGTCGTCAGGTAAAAGCGGAAGCGTGACGTTTTCCCTTTCGTTGGCGGCGGCTATTTCCAGTTTAATGGTATCGTCAATCCACGGCCATTCAATGCGGTAAAAGGTGTTTACAACGAACGCGACAAACTTTAAAATCCAAAAATGCCAGCCCAGCATAATGGAGGTAGTTGTTTGATCGCAAAAACATTTGATAACGTGGTATTCGTTTTTGTATTTGCCAACCAGGGCCACCGCTTTAAAGTCATTCTTTTTGCCGCTTTTGTAGGAGGGGTCGCAATAGCTTACTAAAAACGGGTATGCCTTTAACGGCATCATTTTTTTTAAATACAGGTCAGTAAAAGTATTGCCGTCGCTTATCGGGTTATTCATGTACTCGCCCTGAAACGCGGCATAACTTACACTTGCCTTTATCCTGGCAATGTGTTCGGGTTTGTTTTTTTGCGGCCAGGTGCTATTACCGTCTTCGTCTTCAATGTTTACTTTCTCGACCCTAAATCCGTCCATCCCTTTGGTATTTTCAACCGTGGCAATGGCGTTGTTGATACAACAATCTTCGGCAATGATATTGCCCAAAAAGATCACTAAAAAAGGGTTGCTAATGGATCGGGTTGCATAGGCGGCTTTCTCAAACCATGCCCAGTCTTTGGCAATCATATCCGGGTTTCGGCAATCCTCGTCGGTATCCAAATCCGATATGAGCAAGCAGTCGGGTCTTACCTCTTCGTTACGTAAACCACGCGGCGTTTGGCCCTTGCCAATGGCTAAAAATGTGGCCCCCGCTTGTACGGTAAAGCAGTTCTCTGTCCACTCGCCAAAGGTCTCTTGTTTGCCATAGTCGTTGATGATGCGCGGGTTTTTTTCAAAGTTTATTTTAAAAGGCTTTAAAAGCAGGGTGGCTTTGTCCTGGCTGCTGCTGATCAGTAAAATAAATTTCTTTTTCTTTAGCAATACCAGCTTTATCAGTTCCATCATAGCGCGGGTATCCTTTGCCAGTTCGCGGCTCCATGCACGTACCAGGTATCCCTCCATATGGCTCATTACCCATTGCGTACTCTTTTTATGGAAAGGAGCGCAGTCAGCATAGTAATAATTCGGAAAATAATATTTAAACCATTCCTCTTCGTTGCCAGGCTTTTCGAGTTTAGCCTTGCGCTGCATCTTATCCTCTTCGGTTTCCGATACGTCAATAACTGCGGCACGTTCAAGGGCTTTAATATAGTCGTCCCAAACTATCTGCGCTTTTCTATCTTCAGCCAGTCCCATCTACAGAATTGATTTAATAAAGCCGTTTACATAATACCCTAACTCTTGGGCCACCTTTAAATCAACTTTGCGCACAAATTCAAGCAGGGCAATACAAGCGCTGATGGCTTCGGGCTTGCTGGCCTTGGTTTCCAACTCCTTAATGTCCTTGATTAGCTTTCGCCGGATATCCCCCTGTTTGCTGTCTGCAAAGCGTGCGCCTGCTGGTTTTAGTTTGATAGATGCGTTTAGTTCCGAAAGTTCGTCAAGCAGGTTTCCCATTTGCTCTTGCCGGGTAAGCACAAAGTTTTTTTGTTCTTTGGCCCAGTTACCAGCTACGGCCCATTTACTGATCGTTTGTTCTGAATATCCCGTTTTAACGGCGATCTCCTTTTGCGGTAACCTTTCTTTAATAAAAAGCAGTTTGGCGTAATCCTTTGCTTTTACAATCGCCGATTTACTCTTGGTTTCTGCCATGTTTTTTGGGGTTTTCAGACGCAAAGCATTGCGTCTCTACACCAAAAATGCACCCTTTAAATGCGGTAAAAAAAAGCAGTATTTATAAGCTGGCAATAACTGCAAGCATAACATAAACAGCCTGCAAGCATGTAAAAAGGCGGTTTTTTTTGGCGATGATAAGGTTTTACGTTTGGGCTTTCAAACAATAAAAATGCTGAAAACCACCAAACGGTATGTAGTAAATTCAAACGCGGTAAACAACTACGGTTTCCGTGTTTTAAGTGACGGTATCGACCAAAGTCAGTACAACAATAACAAGGTTATGCTGTGGCTACATTACCGCCCTACCGGCAGTAATAAGCATGAGGTTTTAGCATTGGGGTACGTTGACGATTTGAAAATAGACAAGGCCGGGGTAATGGACGGACAGCCCTATTTTGATGACACCGACGATTTTGCAAAGGGTATTTACAACAAATACGAAAACGGCACTTACAATATGTTTAGCCTTTGCGCCCTGCCGCTTGAAGTGAGCATGGAGCCTGCCGACATGTTACCAGGCCAAACCGGCCCAACCATTACCAAATCGTTGCTAAAAGAGATCAGCGCGGTAGATATTGGCGGCAACCCCGACGCGTACGGCGTGGAACTGTGCGACGAAGCCGGGAACCTGATCAAACTATCAGACGGCAACTTTGAAACCCTTGACTTCATTAAAACTAAAAATAGAGAAATGGCAAAATTAACCACCATTGCAGTAGCAGGATTGCTGCCGCTAATTAAGCTTACTGACGATGCAACCGAAGCGGATGCCATTAAAAAGCTTACCGAATTGATCCAACTGGCCGACGCTAACAACCAGGAATTGATCCAGTTACGCGATGCCAAAACCACACTAACTACCGACCTGGAAAAAGCCAAAACCGATTTGGTTAACGCGGCCAAGGCATCAGCTGAAATTAAGCTGAGCGACCTTAAAGAAATCGCCACCCTGCAACGCAAGGTTACTGCTGCCGAGTTTGACGAACTGGTTGAACTAAGCGACGGCAGTTATGACAAGATCAAAAAAGTGATCGACAAAAAAGTAACCAACCCCAGCATTAAGGATGCGCTAAGCACTAAAACGACTGCTAAAGCCGGTGAATTGGAAAACTTGCTAAAACTAAGCTACCAGGAACTTGACCAAAAAGGCTTGCTGATTAAATTGAAAGATTTGAGCGTGGACGACTTTAAGGCCAAATACAAAGAACGCTACAACAAGGATTATCGCGGCGACCACTAATAATGCATTTAAGCGCGAATTAAAAGGATTTTAAAACTAAAGCAATCACCAAAAAACAATCAAAATAATGAAAAATGTAAAAATAAAATGGGCCAATCTTGCCCAAAACCTTTTAGTGGCAGCGCTTTTTGTGGCGCTTGGCTTTGGGGTAAAAGCCGTTCCGCTGGCGGTTGGCATCGGCCTAAGCATCAGCCTTGGTGTTTTACTGGGCTTTGTTAAACCGAAACTTAAAGGCTCATTTTTTATGGCCGTACAAACGGAAGTTTGGGAGAAGGACATTGAAGAGGCCATTTTTAAAGATAACGGCTTTTTAAAGTACTGCAAAAACGCCACTGAAAATGTGATCGGTAACCGCGTGGTACACATCCCTCAATCAGGCGGCCCCGGCTCGGTAGTTAAAAATAGGGCTGTATTTCCGGCCGCTATCCGCACCAGGCAGGATACTGATGTTGTGTACGTATTGGATAACTATACCAGCGATCCGGTTAAAATACCATATCTGGATAAATACGAATTAAGCTACGATAAACGCAGCAGCGTACTGGGTGAGGATAAAGACAATATTGTACAAACCGCGGCTGAAGGTGTTTTGTACAACTGGGTAACCTCTCCGCTTGACGGCACGGTAATTTTACCAGCCCCAAGGATTTTAAGCACTACCGGCGGTGCTGTACCTGCTGCAAATCCCGGCGCTGCCGGTAACCGTAAGTCATACAGCCTTACCGACCTGCAAACCTTACAAACCAAACTGCGCAGTGAGAACCGCTGGTTTGAAGGTAAAATGAACTACCTGGCAACGCCCAGCGGTATTGCCCAAATGTTCCCGGCTGATAGCCTGATTACTGCCACTTATATGGCGCAGGTAAGCCCCGAAGAGCGTGCAATGGGCTTGATAGCCCGCGCCCAGGGTTTTAATATCTGGGGCCGTTCGTCTGTGTATACCATCGGGGCAGATGGTACCATCAAAGCGCCGGGCGCTGTTACAGCGGCTGACGATAACGAGGCCGGGATAGCCTGGTACAGCGAAAGCGTTGAAATGGCTTTTGGCGAGGTTTACATGTTTGCGCAGATAGATAGCCCGACCGAGTATGGCGACGTTTATTCGTTCATTACCCGCATCGGCGGCCGCGCACGCCGTACCGGATACGAAGGTATTTTCCTGATGCAACAGGCACCTGCCGCTTAACCCACGATAACCCATACCCCTGATTAGATAGCTGCAAACCAACCTCCCCGCCATACAGCGGGGAGGTTAACGAAAGCAAAATGAGAGTTTACACTGAACAGATTTTGAAAACCTATAACTGGCATAGCATCGAAGAGTTTTTTTTATCACTGATGCCAAGCGTCAAGTATAAAATAAACATAGCGCTGATGATATTGAGTTGTGGATGGGTAGATGTAGATAAGCTTTTCGGGCTTGATAATGCGGGTTTTATTGCGTTGCTGGTAGTTTTTGTAACAGAACTTGTTACCGGAATCAGCGCCTCCGTTATCCGAAAGGAGAAGATTAGCAGTATAAAGCTTAGCCGGTTTGGGTTAAAAGTAGCCTGTTACCTGGTATTGATTTTTGTAAGCTATACCATGAGCGTGAGTTTTGACGCCCATCACAAGGCAGTTGGCGCATGGGTATTTGATTGGCTGAATGTGTTTTTGATTATACAGATCAGCCTCGAAAATATCATCAGCATACTTGAAAATTTAGCCGTGATCAGCGGTAAGGATAAAACAGCCTGGATAAACAAAATACAGGACATTTTTAAAGTAGAAAAATAAGACCATGACAATTTTTGGAAAAATATTAAGCGGGGCTATTTCATTTGCAAAAAGCCTTTTTAACGTCACAACTGTGGCACCTGCCCAGGCAGTAGCCAGCGGCACAGCAACCGAACCCGCAGTGCCGGTAGCGCCGCCAGCCGGTGCTATCACCCAGCCCGAAACCGTATTGGAGACAGATGCACAATTTGCTATCGACCTGGTAAATAACATTAAAGCGGCACTCACTTCGCCGGTAGCCATTTTGATAACCGCCATTATACCTGGAACGGTTGACGATGTGATCCGCGAAACGCTGGTGAATGATCTGCCTCAGCTGGCGGCCGGGTTAACCTTTTTTAAAGGCATACTGCAAAGCAGCGATAAAAGCACCCAGTTTAATCAGGTACTGGCTGCCGTTAAATTCAGCGACAAGCCTAACCTTGATGCACTTTGGCATACAATGGCCGCCAAAGTGCTGATGATAAAAAGCGGCGGCACCGTAAGCTGGAGCAATGCGCTGATAGCGATAGAATATTATTTTACCCATTTGCTTAACGCGCCTGCGCCGGTAATATCCGTGGAAGCGCCGCAGGTTGAGCCCGATTTAACGTCGGCGGTAACCAACTCATAACCCGAATTATCAACCCAAAAAATACACACATGAAAAAATTAAGCTTTTTATTTTCCCTGGCGGCGCTGCTGTCTGTTACGGCCGTTAAGGCGCAAAGCATTCTTTCGCCCAACACATCGGCATCGTATGTAAAGCCCTTCCAGTCCGACTTAACCGTGCACGCCAAAGGGCTGGATACCGTTGCTAATACGGCTTCAGTATCCCAGATACTGCAAATACCCGGATACCAGGATATAGTAACCATACAGGCATCGGTAACCAAACTCACCGGTAATCCATCGCTTGGATCGGTAAAACTGTACGGATCGGTTGACGGGGTTAAATACGACTTTGTAACGACCAGTACGGATACCCTTGCGGTAGCCAATGTGAGCAGCGCGCAGGTACATACCTGGAAACTGTCGCCGTCGCCATTCTTGTATTATAAAGCCATTTGCAAAGGAGGCAACGGGGCCACGCAAACCAGTACGGTAAGTACTACGGCCTTATACCGAAAAAAATAACATGCAGGGCAGGCAGGCGGGTCGATTAATAAATCACAAAGCCGGACGGCG